GAATAGTAGTAGTGTGCTTCAACAAACTCTCTCCACCCATCCATATGCTCAGCAAGGTTGTAGTTGTATCTATCCCTAGCAAACTGCCCAGGGAGATGCTCCTCGCGAAGGATGTCCATGAGAGCAAGAATGCCATGATGAGTATTAAACAATGATGTGGATTCCAATGGCTCAATAAACCCATAGGAGAGACCAATAGCAACAGTGTTTCCAACCCAAGCATTCTCATGTCTACCATTTCTAAACTTAATTACCTTAGGGTCTTCGTATCCAAACTCTTTCTTAGCATCTTCCAGTTTCTGATGCTTGGATGAGAATACATACCCTCTGCTAATAAAGTCCCATGTAGGGATAGTCCACTGCCACCCAGAAGACATCGCCTTAGCATTGGTATAGGGGACCATCTGAGTCTCCTTATCCTCATAAGGATGCTTCACCACCAGAGCAGTGTCATTTAAGATAGTGTCAAAGGGAATCCAGGGAGACTCAAGGAGGGCAGTTGATTGCCCAGTGCAATCAATAAACAGGTCACCGAAGACATCATGACCATGGGTCATTACAAGTTTATCGATGTGCTTATCCTTTCGGACAACACGCTTCACCATGTCCTGAATGTGTGTGGCCTTGATACAAAAAGTTTCACGGAGAAATTCTGCAAAGGCAGTTGCATTGATATGGAATGAGCGGTCCTTAGAGAGTCTATAAGGAGCAATCAACTCATGGTCCAGTGGTAACTTACCCTCTTCTGCTACCGTTACAAACGGCATAAACATGTCGGCAAAAGGTGGGCAGATATCTGGATAGAATGCTTTACCTAGCATCCACTGATGATACTGAATATCACCACAGACAGACTGACCATTTGGGTAATGGAATACTTGTCCTTCAGATACAAACCCCTCAAATCTAGAAGACGATTTGTATGTTGCTCTCGCTGCTGGAAGAAAAATATCATCAGTAATTCCCATGTATTTGAGATACTGATTCAAGTGAGGAGTTGTAGACTCCCCAACCCCAATCGATTCTCCTCCAGTGATGATAGTTACATCCCAGTTGGGGAAGGTTTTACAAAACGCAGCAGCGGTCATCCAACCAGATGACCCACCACCAACAATCACGATTCTCATTCAGTCAACTCCTTCCACTTTTTGTATTCTTTAAATAAATCCGCAGAAACATACTTAAAAATATCCCCACCAAACTCAGCACACTTCTCCTGAAGTGATTCTTTGTCGTTGGGGAGTTTGTCTCCAAACAAACCATTACTCACATAGTAGTGGCAAAACTCGTAAATGTCTCTATCAATATCATGTTTATCGAGGATGAAACATGTGACACATATTTGTCTTTCATGCATCTTGCCATCATCGTAGCGCCAATCATCTATCATCTTCGACCATCCGAATTGCTTTGGCTGTTTCTGTGTTTCTCATATTGCAGATGTTAAGTAAAAACTCTGCCTTATATCTAGACAACCCAGTATAGTTTTTTAATGGCACCCAGGTGTCCTTTACTCTACACTCTAATCTATACAAAGTATTGCACGAATGCTTCAGTGATATTTAGAAAGGGGACCGCAGTCCCCTTAAATTTAAACCTCTACCGTAATCAGTCGGTTAGCATATTCATAGGCATAATTTGTGCGAGCACCATGAATGCCCCAACCAATCCAACTATACGCATAGTCCATGTAGCGATTGATAGACTTACCAGGAATTTTCATACGGTCTTCAATCTCTTTCCACTGGACTTCATTCGTAAGATAACGAAGTTGCGTGTGAATGCTTGATGGATTACCACCAAACTTCCTTGCAAAATCACCCAATCCATAATAACGATTGGCAGATGTCCATTGAATCAGTCCGTAGCCGCCGTAGCAACCACCGTAACTGGTTCTGCTACCACCTTCACAAATATTAGGCACGAACATAGATTCTTGCTTAATGTTACCCATGATAGTAGCAAGGGCGTTTCTGTCTTTGATACCTCTATCTTGAAAAAATTCAAGCGCAAGGTTTTCGTGAGTATTACACCCTTTACAAATTAGCCTTTTCTCCTTTGGCTTTGGTTCTGCAACTTCTTTGGTTGCTGTCTTTCCAGAGTCAAACTCTTTGATGATGGCAAAGGGTTTGGTATTAGGAAGCAAGTCTTGTCCAACCACTACGGGAGGGGGAGGACCTTGCATCTCATAATTTTGGAATGGCAGTAGTGCCGTAGACGGTGCAGCGATTCCTACTAGAGAAGCCGCTACAAATGTAAATGTGTTTGGCATTAAAATTAATTGAACTCTACATCCCAATAGAAGGGGGGTATACCACACCTCTCGGTGGGCACCTTCCTGGGCTCTAATTGTCACATCACTTTCTCATAATAAAAAACCCTCCCCGTAGGGTGGGTTTTAAATAGTAACAGAATTATTTATTCGTGTCAAGACTTCCAGAGTTCACCCTCTGCCTTACGACGACGAGCAAGACCTGCTTCAACATGACTACCAGGGTTTCTATACATGAAAAGAGCATCGGGAACATTTGCCCAATCCTTTTCCTTCAAGCGTTTAGTAATAGTATTGAAGTTAGAACCACCGTAGAAACCAGCACCAAGATTATAAGCGAAGCTGAGCAGAGCACCTCTTTGTCCATCTGTCATTTCGTCCCAAAATGGAATCTTACGCAACGCTGGTATAAATTGTTTACGGCATTGGTCAACGAGTAAGGCATCTGCCTCATCTTGACTAATCTTGTCTCCCAGTTTGAAGGGGTTTCCATTCTTATCTCTGGTGGACCCCCATCCGATTGTGATTGGGGGTCCTCCTGAAAGAGGGTCAGGATAAGCCTCCAAATGACAACCTTCAAATTCCTTGATTAACTTCAAACCAACAGGTGGAACATCATCGGGAGGAGTCTTTGTCCCCCCACTAGACCATGCAGGGGCAGGAGCAGGTTTATCAGCGGCAGCAGCAGGCGCACTACTGCCGCTTACTACTTTGGGAGTTCTTGATCGAAGATGCGACCCCAACCATCGTTGCCACCTGGGCACCAACGAGCTTTCAATTCAGACTTCTTATACACAGCACCCTTACCATTCGTAACATCGGAAGAGTAACCATCGTTAAGGTCGCCGTAGGGATCATTAACAATATAGTCTTCACCCTTCTTGCCGATGACTACACACATGTGACCGCCACGAGGAGCACTAATAGGACCACGGTGGAGAATACCGATAACAACGGGTTTACCAGCAGCAAGCTGCTTGTCAAGATCAGCAAAGGTAAGATTGTAGGAAAAATGGGACTTGACGCCATACTTCTCCAGAACTTTCGTCTGAACGGCGTGGTCAGTAGTGTCACCAATTTTGAATACTTCCTTAACATAAGCATCATCGCCCTTAGGTCCTGAGGGAAGAGCACCTGGCTTAAAGTATGCTAAGCACATAGCACAGGAAGACGAATTACAAGTGCGCTCAGCATTTGTATAGTTGTCAGTCTGTGGGTAGTATGGCACCTTAAGTGGATTTGTAATGCCACCAGCGCCAGCGGGTGCAGGTTTCCTAAACAGTTTAACCCACTCCGAATCATCGTCAAGGTATTCTTTGGGGAGATTATCTTCTAACCACTTTACTGCGGCGACGTGAGAGGGATTCTCGTGCTTATAAAATCTGAAAAAATTATGGAGATCTACTTCCATGGCGTGAACGTAAAGAAGGGTCCTCTGTATTTAGGACCCTGAGCATTTTCACACGTCTCGTTTAGCACATGTTTTTAAGTATTTCAAAACAGTATCTGGATCACTGACTTCATAGGGGTCAACAGGACAGTTGCCCACCTTGCCAGGCTCCTCAAACATCATCTCAATCTCTCCGTCATTCACCACCATAGCATAACGCCAGGAGCGATAACCGAAACCTAGGTTTACCTTAGCGACAGACATACCCATGCTATAAGTAAAATCACCGCTGCCATCAGGAATGGGTCTAACATTTTTGATATCTTGAGATTTGAACCAGGCATTCATAACAAAGGCGTCATTGACAGATAGACACCAGACTTCATCAATACCGAGTGCTTGAAACTCTTCAAACTTCTCATCATAACCAGGCAGTTGATAGTTACTACAGGTGGGAGTGAATGCTCCAGGGAGGGAGAATACAACCACACGTTTGCCGTCAAAGATTTCGGACGTAGTAAGATTATACCAATCATAGTCACCGTTATAGCAAGGGCGACGGTCTTTAAAAGTTACTTGAGGGACTCGGGTCATGTTTTTGTTTCAATTCAGGGTTTGCATTACAAATTAATTTTTCTTTGACAGGTTTAATAACAATAAACTTGTCATTCTTTAGGGTGCCTGCAATCTTAACTTCCAATTCGGCGTCGCGACTCCAGGCACCACTCTCAACCAACTCTTGAAGGGCAAGGTTGAATTGCCCTAGCATGTTAGCACTCACAGATTCTCTTCCTGCTCGGTAAGAATAACACAGTCGCTAGTAGGATAAGCAGTGCAGGTCAGAATCCAACCATCTGCCACCTGCTCGTCATCGAGGAATGATTGCTCCTCGTTGTCTACGGTGCCAGAGATGAGTTTTCCTGCACAAGCAGAGCAAGCGCCTGCTTTGCACGACGCAGGGAGGTCAACACCTGCTTCCTCTGCTGCTTCAAGAATGTATTGGTCATCAGGGCACTGAATAACAGTTTCAGTGCCATCAGGGGATTGAAGAGTAACGTTGTAAGTAGTCATCAATAAGTTTCGCAAATTTTCTCTACGGATGCTGCCAACAGTACGAAGAAAGCAACCGTAGTCATTGTAAACAGTAGTGCGGTCATGGTCAATCAATTGTCAGAGAATGCCAGGAATAATTTGACCAGTAGTGATGTAAGTGCCAACTGCAATTACAAAACCAAGCATTGCCAGACGACCGTTCAGACGCTCTGCACGTTCGTTGTGAGTTTCATACATGTTGTTGTCCATAGCTTCGATAATCTCCTCAGAAATATACATTTGTGGTTCTTTGGCAAACATATTTTGTTGGCCAAATTCATTGGTGGTTGTGGTCATGTTAACTTTTGTGACAGACCTTATTATATAGGTTTTCTTAAGGATTGTCAAGTATTAAATGTGATGA